GAGTTAGAATACTTTGAAAGGTCTGAGGAGCCTGAGAATGAACCACCTTTTGCGAAAAGATCCCAAGCTTCGGAACTCCATCCGGTATTATTAACATCCCCTGCTTCTGGAGGGCCATATAAATTAGTAAGCCTGGTCTCCTCGTTACCAGCATCAAAGTATCCAGTAGCTCCTTTTACAACATCTGATATACCAGATATTGCAGAACCTGGACTACCTGTAAGTATGCCAAAACCTAGTTTTAATAAACCACCTAGTCCTGTACCTGCAGAAGAGGATTGTGCAGAAGTTGTTAAAGAAAGTGCTTTTAAGTCCCTAGTATATGCTTCTTGTAATAAAGTCATTTCTTTGAATGATTGATTAGAAATACTAACTACTTTATTCATTGAGTCCAGACCTAAGGAAGCTGAAGTAGAGCTATCTGTAAAACTAGTTATAGTATCAATACTGGTATCTAGTGATTCAGTCACACCATCTACCCCTTTACTTACGTAACTAATAGGTTCTACTTTAGTTCCTGAAAAACTACTTGCACTTGATGCTGAGGAACTACTAGAAGAACTAAATAAATTCTTTATCCATCCAAATAAGTCTCCAAAGAGTCCTTTTAAAGAATCTAGTAGATTACCCATTACACTTTCTAAGGATTTGAATAAATCTTTTATCCATCCAGATATACCATCAAAAGCTCCTACTAAAGAAACTCCTAAAGATCCTGAAGCTGTTCTTGCTAGGGGCATAATAGCCTCTGATCCTGCTTCTCCCATTACTCCTAATGAGAACGCTCCGCCATTTTCGAATGCGAAGGGGGTTGGGGAATTTACTATTGAATTAGTAAAAGTACCTCCATTAGCAAATGCCCTTACTCCTTGAGATCCAAATACTCCACCTTTTGCAAACCAACTTCCAATAAAATCAGAAACACTACTTATAGCATCTTTAGCAACATTTACTACTGAAGTTGTAGTTTCTGCTACTGATTCGGCTACAGATGTTGTAGTTTCAGATATAGCATCGTATGCAGTAGTTGCCGCTTCTTTAATAGTTTTAGTTGTTCCAGTAACCCAATCCCAAGCATCGGAAGCTTTACCTTTTACCCAGTCCCAGGCACCTGATATTACACCACCACTGCTACTACTACTTTCTGAGGAAGATCCCGCCCCTCCAGCTTGCTGAGCTGCTGCACCCTGTTGAGCTGCTGCTGTTAAGCCATTTAAACTTGAAGTAACTGAGCCTGCTGCTAATGCCATAGCTGTTAGCTGATTATTATCTTCTTCTACTACTGGTATAATATCATAAAACTCTTTACCTGCACCGTGAACTTCACCAGTTAATTTGTACGCTGCAGGAGTTAAACTATCAAATTCATCTGCAGTATCTAATACACTGAATGTTAATGTTTCTGAAGCTTCACTAGTACTATTAAAGGTACTACCAGTTCTTTTAACACTACTTATAGCACGACTATTTAAAGCATCTGATGGTGCACTGCTGCCAAAAGATGCATTGGAAATCGCTTCAGTAAGTAAAGGGAATTGAGCATTAATAGTTTTATCTAGACTTTGACTAACAAGGGCTTCAGGAGTTAATTTAGGTACCTGAGTACCTGAGAACTCCCCTTTTAAGGTATCAGTTAAGAATTTCTTAAGATCTGCTTTCGCCATATCAAATAAAGTTTCGGAGGCAAAATCTTGTAAATACTTTCCAACCCCTTTAAGAGTTAATTCACCTTTCTTTATTGCTTCGAATAAATCATCTACGCCTTTATCTAGCCCGCTTACTAATGCTTCATTTAGAGTCTCTGCTCCGGATTTAAGAGTATCTGAATACTCTTTTATTTTATTACCAAAATCTTCTGCTAACTCTTTATCCGTTACCTTACCGGATCTCATCTTAACTGCTAGTTCCTCTTTAGCTATTTCTAAGGCTCTGCTATTAGCTTGATTTATTTTTGTTTGTTTCTGGTATTCTAAATCTTGTATTTTTAAAGAGTCTTCGGCCTTATCAGCAGCTGCTATTTGTACATCCAAAGATTTTAATTCTATATCTAGTTGTTTTGATAATAATACTTTTTGAATACCTAGTATAGCTATCTTATCATTATAATTATTATTTACACTTTCTAATAAATCTAACTGTGAGCTTAATAATGCATTATGACTACTTATTAAACTTAGTTCATCATCAAACATTTTTCTACGTTTTGCTAAAACTGTATTAATTTCTTTTGATATACCTAATTTTTTTCTATCGACTTCTGCGGCTTCTCTGGCATCTTTTACTAGTGGAGATGATTCATCATTTCCAAGTTGTTTTATTTTTTGGGTTAAATCTAATTCTATTTTCTTTAGATCTAATAAGTATTTTTCATTAATATAGTCCTGTTCACTAATTTCATTGAGTGTTTTTCTACCCTCTAAAATACTGTTATCTATATCTAACTGTCTAATACCCTTATTAGTAACCTCTAAAGCATATTGGGCAGCTCTAGCTTGTGTTAATTCTATTTGAGTTGCCACTTTTAATTGATCTTTTTGTAGTTTTTCCTGTTTTTTCAAGTTTGATAAAGTATTATCTTTTAATGCCTTATTTCCTTCTGCCTTGAACTTTTTCTCAGCTTCGTATCTATCCTTTTCAAATCTAGCATTAATAGCGGATAGTTGTAATTGTTCTGCTTGTTCAATAGTTTCTTCTTTAGCATAACCAAGATATCTTTCTTCAGTTTTTTGTTTTTCCTTTAATATTGATACTTCCGTTTCTGCCAAAGCTATTTTTGATTGCATTAGATCTATAACTTGCTGATCTTTGGAGCCTCTACCTTTATTACCTAGCTTAATTAAAGCAGGTTGTAAAGAAGATATTAAAGCTGTAACTTCTTCTTTAGTTGCCCCTGCTAATGCCATTTGTAAAGCTAATTGCTCTCTTAATTTTGATACTATTAATACTCTGGCTTTATATTCTTCATTTAGAGCTACACTTCCATCTAGTTTTCTAGCTGTACTATCTACATCAAATTGTGCCTCTCTAAGCTTTGCTTGTGTCTCTGGGATTTTTGATTTTGCTTCACCAATACTTTGTAGTTTATCAAAAGCGGCGGTATTAAGATTTCTTAATCCTATACTTTTAGAAATCTCTGCAGCTGCTTCTAAGGGGCTTACTATATTTTGTAGTATATTCTTTTTAAGATTATCTAGCTTTTCATAGGATTTTCTTATACCATCATCACTAATAAATTCTTTCTTATTTACTTTATCTATAGACGCTGCTATATCAGATATATCCCCTTGTAAACCTTCTAAAGCTTTGGCTCGTGTAGTTGTTTGTTTAGCTAGAACTTCTAAACCTGCTGCTTCTTTTTGGGCTGCTGCTGTTATATCCTTGGATACGGCGAGCGCGGCTCTCTTTTCTTCTAATTGAGCTTTTGCTACCCCTTCAGATTTACTAATAGCTTCATCCATGGATTTTAGCATTTCTTTTCTTACTTTTTCTTGTTTTTCTCCGTCTAATACACCTTTTTCTTTTTGTCTATTATAAAATTCTAGTTCTTCTGATAATTTTTGTAGCTCGGAGGCAGAGTTAGAATATGTATTTGCTCTTAAGGTTTCTAAGCTTACTTCTTGTTCCGTGGATTTATTTTTATTATTTAATAATGAAGTGTATTTGGCTTGACTCTCTATAGAGGCTTCTCTGGACTTCTCAGCTTGATCAATTGCTTTATCTAACCGCGCCGATCCCTCACTAATCATACCTGTTGCTTTTAACGCCCAAGATCCTATTTCATATAATCCATATAATATAGTACCTATTAAACTAATCCATCCAAATGCTTTTGATAACCATGCACCTGCAGTAGCTAGTGCAGTACTTAATTTATATGTGGCTACGGAAGCCATTACCATACCTTGTCCATATAATGTTAGTACATTAGTAGTTCTAATTACTCCATTTGCTAGCGCTATTTGTGATTGCGTGGCATGTCCTGTAGCTACTGCTTTCATTCTGGCAGCTGCTTCAACTCTTTTTAATCCGGCTTCTTGCGCTCTAAGATGCTCTACACTACCTGCACCATGTAAATATTTTGCTTCTTCTACATTTGTTTTGCTTCTGAAAGAAGCACTAAATAATCTAGCATCTGCTTTATCTGCTGTTAGTTGCTTAGATATATTTGCATCTTTAACTGGTAGGGGCTTTGAAGCTACTTCTTTTCTTTTTGTTTCTAATGCTAGGAGTTGTTGTTCTTCGACTATTTGAGTTGATAGTGCCTTATTAACTGCCTGTACATCTACTAAAGATTGTGATAAGGCTTCTACTCTTACTTTGGATAACATTACTTGTTCTGTCAATAATGCTACATTAGTGCTATCTGCTGTATTTTGTGCTACAGTAGTACTTAATTGTCTACTTTTTAAAGCTAGTTGTTCTTTTTCTTTTGCTAAAGAGTTAGTTATTACTGTTTCTTTTGTTTTCATAGCCTTTATAAAGGCCGGTGAATCTTGTAAATCATAAAAACTAGAAGCATTTTTAGTTATACTACTTGTCTGTGTTTTATTACCAAAATTTTGTGCTACTGTCTCTTTAGCTCTATTTAATTCTTTTGCTCTTTGATCTTCTATAATTTTAGATTTAATCTCTGCTTGCGCTTTAATATCTGCTAATTCTTTATCTCTTAAACTTTTAGCAGCATTATGTGTAGACTCTTTAGCTTTAATAATACTTTTTTCTAAGTTAATGAGTCTATCTCTTGCTGCTTCTGCTGCTTTAGGATCTACTGTAAACATTTTTCCTAATTCAGGAACTGCTCTAGCCACTAAAGATTTTATTACTGCTAATATGCCTAGAACTACTAGACCTAAATTATCTGCTAAAGCATTTACGACAGGCCCTAATACTTTATTTAATGTATTAGCTAAAGTTATTGCTGCATCTGTGGTAGTTGCTAATAACTTAGTATATGGATTAATATCTTTTAAAGTTGCAGCATCTTTAAATTTATCATTTAATTGTTTTTGTACAGCCTCAGTATATGCTAATATTTTTTGATAACTGGTTAAGTCATCAACTGTTAATCCTAAGGATTTAGCATAGGCTCTCTGTGCTTCGGTTGCTTTAACAGTTACACCTAATTCATCTAATAATTCTGGTTCTAACTTTGTTACACCACGTATAACACGAGTAATAGAATCTGACATATCTCTACCTAGTGCTATAGAGGCACCTTTCGCACCTTTAGTTAGCCCCTCAATCTGCTGTCTAGTCAATCCAGCAGAACTTGCTAAAGTGGTTAATTGTAAGGCTTCTTTACTACTAATGGCATACTCTGTCATCTGTTTCATAGTATCTGCCATATTTCTTATTGAAGCTCCTGTTGACGCTTCTAATAATTTAGCCCCTTTTAGCATTACTTCAAAATCCATTGCTGTTTTTAGTGCATTAAAGGCAGCGCCAACAGCAAAGATGTTAGCAGCAAAAGTAGCATAGACGTGCACAAGCCCGCCTAAGCCTTGGGCCTGCTTGGCGAAATCTCGTCCCTGAGCTCCAGTACCTACAGTACCACGAGCTACTCCATAAGTTCCACCTTCTAGATTTACCATTGCTTTTTTAGAAGCGGCAGTACTAGCAGCTGGTTTAATAGTAGATTGCTTTGCTAGGGCCTTATTAGTCTGCTCGACTGTATTTTGTACCTTTTTAGCTTCATTATTAACCTTTCCGAATGACCCTGCATCGGTAGCATTAATTCTCATTTCAACAGTTGTAGCCATATTTTACCTCACATACGCGTTTGCATACTATAATTTTCAAGTTACATTATACCATTAGAGGTGTCTAATGTCAATGATAATTATTTAGTACCCATGAAAAAAGCCTGCCAAATTTTCATTTAGCAGGCTTTTTATTATTGATTATTTTTGCTCTAATATTATCTAATATTTGAATAACATTAAAACAGGTTTGCTTATCTTCTACTTGTGCAATATTAAATATATCATTTATACCAGATACTACTTTACCTAGGTATCCACCATTCATGGTGTCCCAGTTATCTTGTAACATATTATAAACTACAATAGCTTCTTGTACTTCGTCTGGTAAATCTTCATATTCTACTGGGATCTCCTCATCTTTAGGAGAAGTTCCTAACATTTCACACATTTCAAAATAGCTTTCCTTAGTCATACTAAGATCGCTATTTTGATAGAACGAAGTTATTTGGTCTCTGACTTCGCCCCATTGGGAGCTTGAAAATTTGCGAGTTCGGTCACCATTTCACTAATAAATGAATCAAAGTTTCCGCTGGCTTTCATTAGGTATAAAGCATTCTCACGAGAATAACCAAGAAAATCATCTGGCTTCTGTGCACTTACGTCTACGGGAGCTAATTGCTCAAGATAAGAGAACTTAAGTCCTTCCCATCCTTTTACGCAGGCATCTACATATAATTGTAGGAAAAGTTCATCATTGAGTGTTTCCACTGGCTGACGATTTTTGTATTCAATCTTGGTCGCCTTTTTTCTTATTTTTGTTAGCTCTTCACGAGATAGGAACGATAGGCTTAGTTTAAACCCTTCCATACCTGGGAATTCTACCTCAACTGATTTAGTTGGGACTAGGAGACTCTTAAGACTTACTGATTCTGACATTGTTATATCCTATAAAATTAAAAAAGAGGGGTGAGCAAGCTTTAGCCCACCCCTATAAAACTATTAAGCTGCTGAGTAGTAGCGAATTGTTACGTCGTTTGTATTTTCAATATCGTATGAAGCGTCAGTCTTGCCAACTATATCCTTAGCAGTACCTTGAGCATTAAACGTAATTGCAGTAGATATAACATCAGCAATTTCAACACTTGGAACACCTAATACAACACCAGGCATTTCTAACTCAACTCTGGTACCGTTAGCTGCTCCACCAATTTCTAGCTGTAAGCCATACTTAGTTTCTGCAGATGTACCAATATTAGTTAACATCGTGTTAAGAAGTTCTGATACTTCACCAGATCCTGTTCTTAAATACGCATTCATTGTACCACTAATAGCACGTGTACCTGTAAAGTATCCAATTGGAATATTTACTACACCAATGTTATTAGGAGTTACATAAGTAATGTTATTACTAATATTAAAGTTACCACCAGTTAAAACAACTGTAGTAGCTGTATTACCAGCACCAACCATACCTAAAGTACTTCTTAGAGTTACTGTTGATAGCTTGTTAGTAATATACCCGGCATTAACATCTTTACCAGTAACTGTACCTGTTAAACCACCTGTAAATGTTGTTGAACCAGTAACTGTTACTGGAGTTACTACCCCTATATTAGTTAATTTAGTTCCTTTAGCAGCCCATGCAACCATTGCGATTGCATCTAGACCGAAATCTACTGCTGCTGAATCCATAGCACAATTATCAATAGTGTACCATGCATTATCTACGTTGAAAATAAATCCAATAGGTAGTAATTGATTTTTACCAGAAGTTGCTGCAGTTGCAATACCGTATGGAGTTACAGCTGCGCCACCGTTATCTTGTGTATACCACGCTGAGTTAATAAACTTAGTTGCGGTAGGTACAGTAACAGCTGTTACTGCTGTTCCTGAAACTGGTGGTGATGTAAGCCACTCTGCTATAAGAGTACCTGAACCGTAGCTAGTTACTTTGATAGGCTTGTTATACTTATAAGACTCTGCACCTGCTAAACCTTGCACACTAACAATTTGACTTGCTACAAGTGTTGGTAGGATAGTGATACCAGTAATTGTGAAAGTAGGTGAACTTGTTCCTGCTCTAGTAATAGTTGAAGGTGTACCTGTTACTGTAGATCCTACTACTGTAGTACCTGCAGCATTAGTTGTACCTTCAATACCTACTGAACCAAGTAAAGCATTCCATAGATGCTTTTCTTCAGCAGTTACTGTACCACTAGCAATTTTTGGTCTAATGTATGTTGAGAAGCTAATTTCAACTGGATTAAGTGCTGTATTGAATGCACGTTGTCCACGGATAGGTGTAGTACCTGCTTCTTTAATTTCTACGTTTGTAGTTGCTGTACCTTGTGAGAAACTGAAACCATCCAATACTTGTATTTCACTAGTATTAGCTGTAGTAAGTCCTAAGGTTTTAACTGCCCCAGTAGCTGGGTCAAGATTTGTTGTTACAAATACTCTACTATTTCTTGCTAAATTATAAGCCATATTTTTTCCTTTATAATATGGTTATGTCCTTTAATATACTGCGACTAGATATTTATCTGTACTTAATACTTAAAGAACGGGGTATTGTACCACTATATTAACTTCACCTACACCATAGGGCTCTAGTAATCCCTCATCACTAACTAAAGAATTGATCAGAATTTCAGTAGTTTGGGCCCCAGGCTTAGTTGAATCATATACTAAGGTACGATTATTGTCTATGCATTTTTCTACATCTTCAAAGAGTAACTCCAGTTGTTCAGCTGGGAATTCTCCTTTTACATATAATTTTAGAGATATTGATAAAAATCCCCATTTAAAACTTGATGGGAGGTACTCTCTTGTCTCTGATCCAGCAGACATATAAATAGCGCTGAAATCTGAGATCTCGTCCCAGAACTTAAGGAAGGGTTTTACAACCGCTAAGTCAGTATTATAACCATTAGCTATTGATAATTCTGATAATTTTATAGCCAATGCTTTTAATATGCTTGTTCTTGCTGACATAGCTTCCATCCCTTATGTGATAAAATTTTCTGATTAAATAACTTACATAATTGTACGTTAGATAAAGAATGCTTTTCAGCAAATTTAGAAGCATTATCAATATTTGAATAAATTACTCCTTCGGGACTTAGTATACTTGGGTATACTATACCTCTACCTTTTGCTGAGTGACCTTTAGATCTAGATATGGTAGCTCTACTTTTGATATTATTGAGCATTTTCTGGTACTTAATAGGATACTTATCCTTTAACCATAAATAGGTATCTCCACTAACTATTTTTCTAATATTGGTTTCTGACATACCTGTTAATAGACTTATTTCTTTATAAGTTATAATTTCATTATCAGATAAGTGGTTTAACACATCTATAATTTGATTATTAGAATAAATAGAATTTGAACTATCTTCTCCTATATTAGTAGACTTATAAGTAGCTTGATTTAATATATTAAAGCCTCTATTTATAGAATCGTATATTTGAATAGCCTCAACTTCTAAATTATTTAGTTCTTCTATATTACATTCTACAAGTATTTTTAACCTTGGATACCCATATAATTTAAAAGCCTCCATTAATTTTTTATTAGCTTCTTCAATTTTAAAATAATTAATATGTTGCTTAAATCTTCGTTCAATATTAACTGATTGCCCAATATAGACTTTATCTGTACCTTCAAATTCTAAACAATATATACCTATTGTCATGGTTTTTCTCCTGAAAGATATTGAGGGCTGTTGTTCAGGCAACAGTTAACGGTTAATTAGGCCGAACCCTCTTAAATTTTACAATGAAACCGCCCTCAGTCTATTTCCTACTATTGAGGATGCAATCTCTCTTATTGACTTGGAGATTAATAGCTTAGGGTCTCTTGCTTTTGTATATTGTACGCCCCCTTCTGAAAAGGTAGCATAAGGATTTTTCATCCACTGGTAGAAAGCGGTAATCATACCCTCTCTTGACTGTGATATACGTTCGACTTTAGCGGATTCTGCAAATCTTCCAGTTCTATTCTGGAGTGCAGGTTTGCGCATATTACTTTTAATTTGTTGGCTTAGGGCCTGATTGATCAGTGCTTGGATCGAAACTAGCGAAGTGAACTGGCCCTTTTTAGTACGTATTCTTATTGAGGATGATACTGGTTTAGTATTATCTTTTGCATTAATTAACTTTTTCTGTAATTTACTAATATTAGATATAGATTCTCTAATATTACTGGTTAATTGCTGTGTATTTGTTCTTAATACAGTTTCTTTAGTTTTAGTAATATATGTTTTGGGAGTTCTAGTTATTTTTCCTAAAAGAGTTTCTACTAGTCCTTCTATCATATCATCTAATAATATAGGCGAGGAGGGTGTTTTTATATAATCTAATACATATTTATCTATATTTGCTAAAGCTTCTTTAGCTAGATCCGTATCTATTAATTCGTACTGTTTTTTTAGATTAATAGCTAATTGCTGTATACCTTTAATTAGGCTTTCTACTGCTTCAGGTTGCTTTCTTTCTTTTGCGAATTTTGTATTATCAGTCGCAGCCTTAACTAAATTACTTATACGTGTACCTAAACCCTGTACTAGGCTTCCTGATTGTCTATTTGTCCAAGCTAACTGCATTTCAGTATACGCAGTAGGCGTACGACTACCTAAATTCTTTTGAGATGTAGCAAATAAAGTTATTTCATCTGGCATATTACTAGATAGCCTATCTGCTTCCAGTAACATATGTAATACACCATTCATAAAGTCTACCGATTCATCTACTTTATCTGCTGGTAGAGATTTTTTAGATCTGCCAGATATCTTAAAGCTAGAGGATCCTTTAGATCCTAATAGTCCGAAAGTATTAATCATTTTTAAGTTAAACATACCTGCTGTATGTCCAGCTTCTAGATTATTATATAAAAATAATCTTTCATCCCTTGTTAGAGAGTACTTACTGTGTATATAATTTAATATAATATCTATTAATTGATTTTGAGGAATATTAGCAATGGTAGTTATACTATCACCTGTATCAGTAGATATACTTGTAAGTACGTTAGAGGATTTACTTTTTCCATCTGATATATATGATATACTAGTACCTAGATGTTCTACTAAATCATTATAATTAATACTGGCAAATTTTTGTATTGCGCTATCTACTACTTTTTGTGTTTTACTATCTAGTTCTGAATAACTAGCATATTTTAAACTAGCTCCTGAAGGTATAAGTACTTTATTTGTTCCTGTCTTAACATTTTTGAACTCATTTACTAGATTATCTACACCACTATTTGATAAAATAGCTGAGTGTCTTGATTGTGACTCTAGTACTTTACGCATATTTCCAATATCTAAACCGTGTGTATATTGTTTGGCTTTGGCTGCTTTGGATACTCTACTAACTATATGTTTTTGTAATATTTTACTAAACTCTGCTACGCTCATATCAACTCACATTCGCAATATAGAGATCAAACACTCTAGCGATATGTGATGGTAAAGTGTTCTTAGTAATATATTCAATCTGTACAGTATTAGATCCAGCATCACGTGCTGATTTAACTGCCATATCGTTCTTTAGATAATAAGTAATAAGATCCATAACTGCGATCTTTAAATCTTCTGGAAGTGTTTCGAATCCTGCAGTATATGTTACACGGTATCCATTAAGTATTAAAGGAAATTCACCAGATATTGGTACTATTGTACTTGCTTCTATATCTGTAACAAAATCAATAAATTCTGTTAGTGCAGTATATGTTTTTCCATAGTCTGCCGAATATTCTACTGATGAAATAGATAATAATGGGTATTCTGATAATGATAAACCTAAACCACCTTTAAATACTTCTACCTTTGCATCACTAACGTAATCATTGAATGTACGACGGCATACTGATTTAGCCAGTGCACTTACTTTAGGTATTACGATTTTAATGGCTGCGTCTTGATTTGTACTGGTAATTCCAGCATATGCTTTATATTCTGCTAATGTAACTAAGTCTGTAGCCATTTATTGCTCCTTTTATTCTTTTATAAACCCAGCACGCCAGGTTTATAAAAGAAGAGGGCCCGAAAGCCCTCATTCTTTATTATACTATTAAGTCCAACGTAGTGCGCTAACGCCCATACCTTGTGCAGTAGTAACTTGCGAAAGACCAGTACGTAGCGAAGCTACTAGAACTTTACGTTGTGTTTCTGCTAGGTCTTGTGTATCGAAACGTAGACCACGCTGATTACCAACGATGAAGTTACCTGGAGCAAGACAAATAGCTGCTAGGTTAGTGTTAGTAGATGCAGTGTAAGTAGTACCACCACCGTTAGCACTGATCTTGCTTGCGAAAGCATCAGACACTAGAACAGGGGTATTACCAACTGAACCAACTTGACCAGTTAGAAGAGTAGCTGCATTACCAACTTTATCAACTGTTTGGAAGATAGTGTCATCTAGAAGATCATAATAAACTTCTGTGGAAACAACATAAACCATTTCTGAAGGTGAAAGACCCCAAGCGCCTAGATCCTTACGTAGATCACGCATCTTAGCAACTGTAGCTACGCCAGTGAAAGTTGAAGTAACAGTTGAAGTTGCATCAAAGATACCAACACCTTTAACAGGATCAGCACCAGCACCTAGACCAAGCAAGAATGCCTTGTCAACGGATTTAGCAACACGACGAACCATTGCATCACGAATCATTGGTAGAAGAATAATTAACGAATCTTCTTCTTCTTCGTAGTTGATATACTCAAGGGTTGATACCTTGTATGAACTTAGAGTAATTTCATTGAATGTGTGTAGAACTGCTGGGCCAGTAGAACCAGTAGATCCGAATACTGTGTTACTCATCCATGTTGCAAAACCAGCTTCTGGGTTTACAGGGATCTTCATAACGTTTGTATTCATTGCGATATTACGGAATAGAGGAGCCATCACTAAACGACGACGAATCTCAGCTTCCATATTTGTTGAAACTTCAGTTTCCCAACGATCTGAACCACCAGTAGGTTGGTGAGGAGAAAGAGAAGCCTTCTCGATTAGACCACGGCCATACTTAGTATCACCGATTGCCTTACCTGTAATTCTTGATAGTAAATAAGCCTTTTCACGCTCATCATAAGTAGTGGCTTCGCCATTCTTATCGGTGAAAGACATTTTTGACTTCTGAATAGCTAGAAGCTCATCACTCTTTTCTTTAATTGCTGCTTCAAGACCTTCTAGGGCCTTCTTTGAGCTTTCTGCTTGATCAGCAAAACGCTTTTCTACTTCTGCTAGAAGCTTTTCAGCTCCGGATTGTTCTACTTGAATTGCGGCCTTGATGCGAGCATCGAGAGCGGCTGTTTCTTTAGCTTCGGCATCTGCCTTAGCTTTTTGTTCAGCTTGTGCCTTAATAACTGCAGCAGCAGCATCAGCGGCGGTCTTAGCAAGTAGTTGCTCAAGTTCTTTTGGATCCATATTCCATTCCTTATTAGATTTGTCACTTTCTTGCGAAGCGGAAGCAGGTAACTCTTTAGTTTCTGACTTCTTTTCCACAAACTGACTTTTAAAATTACTATAATCCTCGGCACTTTCGAAGGCCTTGGATAGACTAAATATACTATCTTGATTAGCAGGTACTGATACTACTGATATTTCTAAGAGCTCAAGCTCCTTGATAATGAAAAGATCTGTAATTGAATCATAAACTGCGTCTTTAACGCGAAAACCAACGCTAAAAGCTGTTAGTACACCATCTTTAATTAGATTAAATACTTCTTCAGCGGCTGCTGAGATTCGTGCTTTAATCCATAACCCTTTTTCATCTACCCTGTGATCAACCATACGCCCAATAGGGTCATCGTGATCATGATAGGCTAGAATAATAGGATTTTTAAGATAGTTGCCCATAGCTGAGTTCCACGCCGTCATTGGGATGACGTCGCCTGATCTATCTACGCAGGTGCAATTAGCATAACCTTCGATATTGATAGAGTCAATTACATCATCTGGTGAAGCAATACTCTTTTGGAACTGCTGGTTAAGGTATAGTATCTTATTTTCTATTTTCATAAGACTCCTTATGGTGCGGGGTTATTATCTTTTGGCTTCGGAGGTGCACCACCTTCGCTTGGATTAGCAGCTGATCCTGCTATATTAGCCGGTACTCTAACGGTATCACAGTCTGGTTTAGATTCATATCGTAACTCTTGACGAGCTTCATTAGGAGTGATGATTCCACCATTCACTAGTGTTGCATGGTAAGAGGCAATATCTTTCAGATCAGGCTGGAGGGCAGATACATTAGAAGTTATTACATCAATATCGTATCCAAAGAATCTTTCAATACCGGAAGTGAATTTCTTCACAATAGGTATAATTGTCTCTAGATAGAATAAGCGTAGATTTGGAGAAATGTTAGCATTGTTACCACCATCAATAAGAACTTGTGGAACACCTAACGCCATTAATACTTTTAGATTGTGTGTTTTGATAGATGTATCAAAATCCATATCTTTAAAGTTTGAATCTCCAATACTCTTTAACTTAAGACCACTGTCCAGAATCATAGGGCGCTTTGCTCCATTCTTGACAGAGTACTTAGTCATCCAATTCATGATAGTCTTATCCTTAGCCGCCTGGCTAAGTGTATTATCAGTTTCGATAACTATACCAGCAATAGCTCCATTATCAAAGAATTGATCCTGGAATTGTTGCATCTTATACAGAGTATTAATTGTTCTTGTTGCAGCAGCTAAACGACTACTTCCGCGATACACTGTACTACTACTAATATCTTTTATGTGAATTATTTCATTTGGCTTAAACTTAGTTACACCATTATACTCATATCCAGCTACAAAAGTTTTTGCATCTGAAATTACCTGCATGCTTGTTGCAGGTAGATGATATAAATGAACTCCATCGAAGTAGATAAATATATTACCCTCTAAGATGAAGTCTGTAAATATGTGAGTTCTGAATTCTTGTGCTGATTGGTAAGGATTAGGTCTGAAGTTTAGTAGGTTATGAACAGTTTTCTGTCTCAACCCTACCACTGAGCCTTCTATCACTTTGTCTTTAACGTCGTATTCTAGACTTGTACACCCTGATACGATCATATTAACACCACGACTTACGGATTCTAACTTCTCATATGCTTGTGCGTATGTAATAGAAGCGTCAGTACCTATACTGTATCCAAAGTCGTATTGTATTTGTTCCTGTGCTGGGTTCTCTTTAGTAAAGAACTCGCGAATATCTATATTCCACCATGACATAAAGGTTCCTAGTAGAAGGCGCTAAATGATCCTTTAGGTTTATCATCTGCAGACTCTATTCCTAAAACTTTAGCTTTTTGCTTCTCGATCCATCTATTCTGCTTCTCTGCAGTTGATAACGCCGGGGCTTTGCCGAATACTCCATGTAGCTTTTGATGATGCTTAGCACATAAAGTAAACACCTCTACGTAAATCTCAGAATGATGTGCGTCTATGAACTCGTTTCTAACTGATACAATACCTTCATCTGAGCTAATATCATAATTATTATCTTTTGCCCATTTTTCAAGAAGTAGTGTTAATGAATTAGTGTGATGTAGTTCTAACTCCTCAGTTGAACCGCAGATGTGGCATTCACTCTGCTTTTCATATGCTGACTTAGCTTTATCACGAACCCATTTGACTCCTATTCGTTTATTAGTATTAGTACCCATTAGTTACGTCCATTTTTATTATACTACTTCATTATTGTGATATTATATCACCAAGGGTGGCTAAAGTCAATGATAAAATTTTTGATGCCACAAAAACAAAAAGCCCGCACTAAGGCGGGCTCATTTTACTTATTAGGTGGTTTTGGCTTCTTAGGTTTACCACAAGGCATAATAACTGCTAGTTATTAAAAAGACGTGCAAAGAATCCACGTGATTTTATAGCATCAAGTTCTTGTTTTAACTGTGACTTTTCACGCTCTAATATTTCTACTAAAGTTCCTGATTTAACTTCTTCAAGATTTTTCTCATATTCTTTTTCTGCATCCTCTAACATATTGTTTAGTTTAACAATATGGGAAGCGAACCTTGTTATTTGCGTTAAATTAGCGATTGGACCTTCCATCCACATACTAGCAGGTATATGTTGAATTTCTTTCCATTCCTTTTCGCTAATCATTTTAGGTCTAGTAGTATTAAGGATATCTGAGGACCAGTTACTATTAATTAATACACCTTCTAAAGTATCTAAATGATCTTCATGGCAGTTAATTAATACTTCGTAAGTTGGTTCGCCAAAACGATCAAAAGCATCTTGTAGTTTCTTGGCGTGTTTACCAGCTACCATATTCTTGGCATGTTGATCCCACCTTCGAGCAAGATCGTTAGACTTGCCTATATAGTAAGACCCATCACGAAATGTTATTTTATATATTCCAGCGCTCATAAGTAATTAAACAATAAAAGTGTACAAAGCGTAACGAATGGCGTCCGCAATGTGAGACGCTTCATTATGCACAGGTTTCTCAGTTATTAGTGCATCGTTAGGATCCCACTGATACTGGTCTAACGAGTCTATAACATGAGTGCAATGACGTAGAATCTTTAAACGATCTTGTTGCACTACGGTCTGGCAGAATGCAATACCTTCTAAGACTTGCTTCTTAGCTTTTATAGTTGCGATGTCATACAGGTAAGCCAAGTCAGCAGCGAATTGAGCAGATGCAGGATCAATAAAGATCGCGTCAACATTCCACTTAGTAATTAGTTCTTGTATAGCAGCTGCATGTTCTTTGGTAACTCGCTCAGCTTCTAGATAATCGTCTACTATAAAGTAAATGTCGTTTTCCAAGTCGTATGCGAATACTACAAAGGCGGTAGGGTCTTTATAGCCAGGATCCATACCTGCAAAGAACTCGTATCGTCCAGGTGGTAGTTCATCAACTATATTCTCTTGAGATACAGAGTAGATCTGGCCTTCAAAGGAGTTAAACGACGCCATGTACTCCTGCTCGAACTCGGCAGCGGACATAATGCTACGAGCTTCGCGTACGTCTTTCTCTGACATACGTTTATTTTCGCTATAGTCAGCGGTTAAGGATATCCATTCAGGGAATTCATTAGAAAATCCACGTGCATGAAACCTAGAAAACCAGTTCTTTTTTCCACGTGGAGTGGAGATAAATATAGCCTTCGAATTTGGTAGATCTAGAGTAGGACGTAACGAAACGTTAAAAGCATCCTCACCATCTTTAGACAATGCAGCCTCATCAAATAGTATTAGGTTATAAGACCGTCCAACAGAGCTATCCACCTGGTTAACAGAACCTAACCTAATAGTAGAACCATTAGCTAGTTCAATTACCCTATCCTTGCTATTATCCTTCTCTACCTCAAGATCGAACGTAGATATTAACTTACGCTGTAACTCGAAACTAATAGAGCTAAGACTATAATTAGGCGACATAATTAGTACATTACAGTTAGGAATAAGAAGCACAAGTTGTGCGATAATATTACTAATGTAAGTTTTGCCAAGTCTGCGACTAAGTGCGGCACAGACGAATCTGTATTTAGGCGAGTTAATTGCGTTGATTAATGCAATTTGGGGTCTGTTCAAATCATCAAATACAGATCGTCCACGCCCAAGAGGAGAAGGTAATAATCCAAGATACCTGTCAATAGGCAGTTTAATGTAGCGATCTTCTACCGAATATTCAATAATAGAATCCGCAGTAATATCAGGACGCGAAACGACTAACAAGGTGGTCCTCCACATTCTTAAAAACAAACTCCCATGATTGGGGGTTATTAAATACTTCTATCGACGAATACCAAACGGAGCGAGTACTAATAACAGAAGGATCAGGAATCACACCCCATCTAAAGTCAGTTTCCTTATAAGGTTGTAATAGCCATCCTTCGCGACCCATAGATCCAACTAAGTGCATTACGGAAGAGTCAATTCCAATGACGAGATCAAGCCCCTTAACGTGCGTGGCAGTATCATCCCATGAGCTAATAGGTAACGGTTTAACATATTTATTCCCCGCAAAACCAGGCGTAAGGGAATATAGATTACAATGCTTAGCAAGAGGATAGAAGCGGCGTATATCAACACTACGGTAAGCATCATTAGCATGAGTACTGCTTCCAGCCCAGATAATACCCACATTAGGACGTTCTGTAGGAAGTGTAGTACACCCAAAATTCTTATCATGTAACCAATTTCCAGGAGGCATATCAGGGAAGTGCTCTCCTAAAGAACACATTGGATATGCCACTTCTGCACAAGTATGAATAGCATCTCTAGTAGGATGATAATCAGTAAAGAAGGTTTCAATAGTAGGATCGCACTGCACATATACTTTATCAAACTTCTTGGCTAATAAAGGTAGATACCTTCCCCACATTATATTATCACCGATACCTTGTTCGGTTAGTACAATTATAGACGACCCAGGAGTGATACCGTCCCAGTATACAAGGTTCTCTTTTTTATTCTTTAATTTAATTGGTTCATTCTTTAGAAATCTAGCCTTATACATCTCCCAGCCTCGTGCCCATCTACTAGAGTCACCGGAGGAAGCTAGACGCAGGAAGGCAGTGGAGCAATTCCACCAAGCTTCCCAAAACTCTGGCTTTTTCTTTACAGCTTTATTATAACAGCGTATAGCTTCTTCATCCCGGCCATACATATAATGTGCCAGACCAAGATTATTTAGGGCATGAACATCAGTTTCACTAGTAACATCTAGAAAAGGCACGTTATCATCTAATGCTGCTTCTAAGTGCTTGAACATTAAGCTATCCATACCAACTGCACGATAAGCATTACCTATATTAGTATTGGCCTCTTTGCAAGGATATTCGCGTAATACTTTTTTAAATAAAGCAATTGCTTTTTTATAGTTCTTTTTATTTAAGTACTGAGTACCTTTGTTATACTCAATTGCTGCTTCTGCTTGATTCAAGTTGTTGCTCCGAGTAGTTTGCTAATAAGGGAACCATACTTTGTATCGGCTCCACCAAATTCGTTGACTTGCATATTTACTTGTGTTTGTACTTTGTTTGCGTTTCGCGCTTGTTCTAGTTTGATCTCTCTGTCTAAGTGTTCCATAGTCATCTTATGTGATAAAGCTAATAGATCTGCGATATCCTTGCTGCTTCCGATATCCGCTTCGTCCATCTCTTGCAACTTCTTCTGAATTAGGGCATCCATTACGCCTCTAATACGGAATCTGTTATTGAAGCCAACATCTAAAAAGATGCTATTAATATATGCCCGTACTTCTTTGCGATCTAATATCTCTGACACTTGGTCAGGAGCATAACCCAGTTCTAATGCTGTACCTTGCACATTCTGGGACACTAGATACTGATTAGCAACCTCTAGAGCTTCAGGGGAAATTACTAATGCTTGGGCTGGAGAATTAACGGGGAGGTTGGTCATGGCGAAACTTTTTCATTAAGATACAATATTATAC